TGAATTGCTTCTGATATTTCATCATTAACTGTGCTCTTTGCTGGGGATGTAAGTTTGACCATTCTTGATCACTTAATCCGGAATGCAAGAACACTTCACGCATCGAAGGTTTTTTGTCTGACTCGGTGAAGTATCGTTTGTTCTTAGCTATATCCATAGGGATTGGCATAGCGTACTTCTCAAAGTCGGCAGGGTTTATAGTTGCCACCGCTCTTGCGTTGTCACCTGAAAATGCACTTCTCAGGGCGTGGTAGCCATACATATCGTGAAGGTTTGGTATCTCATCTTCGGCACGTTGAAGCCTCAATGATCCATGTTTACCTTCTCTGTCCTTGATGTATTGGCGTAAGTCTTTTACGTCACCACCATCGGCTTTGGTGATGTCATGCTCATTTGGATCATAGGTGCCACGGTTACCGATGGCTGATTTGAGCTGGTGTGGATGAAGCAAGATATGGCTGTCACCTTCACCTTCATGCTCGTTCTTGTATACGATGCTGTCATGCCCAAGCTTATGCAGGTATGCCTTCAAAGCTTTTGATTTCTCGCCCGGATTCCATTCATAGTCATTGGCCCACAATCTATTGCTTTTCTTTCCTAGAGCCTTATCCATATTGAACTCATCATTGAAGTAGTCATCAACGTGTTCTTTGGGGATCGAATGAATATGGCCTTGATCTGCTTTCTCCATCATTGTGCTAAGGATGTCATTGACACCCCAGCGGCCTGACCTGTTTTCATCCAGTCTCAATGGGTTCTTGGTATGGATGTGCAATGGCATCACGCTTGGTGCTTTATCTACAGTGCGAGAGAAATTGCCCGGCCCACTAATATCTTTAATTCGTTTGTTAGCTTGGTCAGCAGTGCCAACATGGATGCCAAACTTATAGTATTCGTCATCCCCATGGTTTGTTTTGGGCGTGGCGAAATCATCATAGGTGCCATGGTAGACACGATTCTTTACCTTGCTGTCTTTGAGATAGGCCGCTTTGCCGCCTTTAGCCATTCTTTGCTTACCGTTGTCCTTGAGCCATTGCTCATAGGTCGGTTGGTTAGGTGTGTGCGTCCGATCGTACTTGTCCCGGTATTCTTTACTCAGTGCTTCGTTGTGCGTGGCTTTACGCTTGAAGTCTTCGATCTGAGCACGAATGTGTGGGGGTAACTTGTCGGGCACGATAGTATCCAATTTGAGTAATAGTGTAATTATGCTATGGGAGGGCAATTAGGGCAACGCCCATCACCTTGGCACACTCCGAGACTCTCGCAACTCCGCTTGCTCTTTTCTCCACTTGATCCATTCTCTGAGTTGTTGGACGGCGAGTTGTTCCCAAATTTCGGTGTTGGTTTGGACGCTGATCTCGAAGCTATTGTTTCTGACAGTACATCGAACCCCATCGAGATAGAGCGTTCGCTCGTACGTCTCGTGGTCTTTTTTGTAGTACATGTAGTCTTCATTGCCCATCTTCATCCTTTCCTAGGGTTTTCCCTTACTAATGCCATTAGTAGTGTCACGCTGAATAAGGGTTCTCTCTACCACGACTATTGTAGATCTCCGCATCAGAAATGTCCTCTTGTTCAATCTCTTCTCTTGGTGGTGCATCGATGCTGATCCACCCGGCATCACGCAGATAGCGGAGCCCTTGGCTGATGCAGTCGACGAACTCGTCATGAGCTGTGCCTTCAGGGAAGGAGCAGATCTGACTTACCATGCCCTCGGCCCAATCTCTCACGAATCCCCTGCGTACTGATGACTCAGGCACCCACACTCGGCCTGCCTTAATGATGTTCGCCACGATCGATAGTCGTTGGACTTTGTCAGCTCTGCCGGGGTTATATGCATGGACTGGCAGATGGGCACGTTGCAAGTCTTGTATAAGACTGATGCCTGCTGACTTGTCCTCAACTAGTACGATGTCAACCAGCTTACGGTCTCGGCCCTCACCATAGACGACCTCGAACTCTTCCAGCACCTTGGGTCGAAGGTCAGGGTATTGAAGGTGTTCCTGCCAGCAATCAAGGATGAGCACTGACATGCCGCCATCCAATGGTTTGAATACCGCCATGGTGATCGAGCCTGTCGGATCGTTGTAGGTCTTGTCTGAAGTCGCACAGTCGTATGACTGGATGACGTACTCGAACTTGGGGAACTTCTTACCATCGGGCCATAGTCGGAACCATTCACGCTTGACGATGCCTCCCTCTTCAGGGTCGATGATCTCTGCGTGGATCTCTTGGCGGCCTAGGTTCGTGCCCTCGTACTGAAGGATCTGTTTCTGAAAGGATGGGGCGAGGTTCTTGATGTTGACGTAAGTCGATGCCTTGGTCACTGTTACGTCGTCACCTTCTCGGTGGAGCAGATCCATGATCAATGGTTTTGGTTTGGGCGTGGTAGAGCACAGTATCTTGGTGCCACGCTTACCGATCAGACGTACAGAGAACTGGATCATGTCCCACGTCTCTTGCAAATAGTCCCATGCGGCGAGCTCATCTAGCCACGCTCCATGGTACTGACCACCACGATGACGCTCAGGCTCTGACGCTGGCACGCCAGTAATGATGGAGCCATTCCACAGCTTGAGCTGGTGCAGGGATTTGTTGTAGTCGACCACGAGCTCTTTAGGGATTACAGCCAATAGGCCGGACTCACCTTCAAAGCAGGTATTGCGTAAGTCCGAGCTAGTCGGAGCGGATACGAGCCAGCGAGTATTGGGCTCACTAGCGGCCCAGTAGCCAAGTGTCTCAGCACTGGTGCGTGTCTTACCTGAGCCTCGCCCACCGAGCATAAGCCATATGTTCCAGTCGCCAGCAGGTTCCAGTTGGAACTTGTGGGCCTTACTGTTCCATTTAGCACGCCACTCGAAGGTGATCTGCTCTCTAGGGTCTAGGCTTCTAAACCTATCCCTGATGTCGGGGCTCTTTAATAGCTCGACTATCGAGCTCATTGACCTTCTTGCCTAGACATAGAGTAATGCTTCAAGAGCTCGTCGAATATATCGAACTGGCCCTCAACTCTCACTGGGGCATTGGGATCCCCGGCTATTTCAGTCCTTGCTAGTTTAGGCACATGGTATTCCACCACGCTTTGGAACATGTCGAATGCTTTGGCTGGGTTAGGTGGGACAACGTATTTGCCCTCTTCATCCTTCACACCATCAGCAACCCTGTCGAGCCACTCAGTGAGCCTAGGAGCATTCGAGTCTACGAATAGGGCTATGGCCTGTCGTGCCTCTCCTGTGCTCTTGTTGGGGCTTCCTGCTGGTCTGCCAGCACCTTTCTTAGCTGTAGTCATATCTCACCCCAATATTTTTGAATTGTTTATTCAGGATGTTAGTGACTACTATCGTTTGTAATTGCATATACATCTTCTATCCTTTCACACATATTTTCAGTGCATTGATGATAGGAAGTGTAATCGATTATTACAGGCTTTGTGAAGTGATATCCACAGCAGGCATGTCTACCCACTCTCCGTATTCATAGACCATCTCATAGTTCTGTAACCATATCTGCCACCATTTAGATACCTTCTTAGTATCGGCGTAGACGTATCTCCATTGAGTGAGGTATTCATAGTGCATTGCTGTTATGTAAGCATATGTAGATGGCACTAATCTTTTTACCAGCCGAAATTCTTTTGATCTCATCATTTATTTGGTATCTCTATGTAAGTTGTAGATCCGAGTTTTGTTGATCCTAACCAAGATTTTCCACATACTCTGCAATGAATTTGAGTAGTAGTGATGTTCCCATCAGGGTTTAGGTTATTCCCATGTTTATCGTATACAGGTGGAAAGTACATGCAAGTAGTTGTGCTCATTCCTATTTGAAATCGGCAATCCTGTTCGCAGGCTGGGTTTGGATTCATTCTTGATGATCCAGCATCTCATGTATAGAGGATAGGCAGTATGGACAAAATGATACTGGGATGGATCCGAAGTATCCACTAGTGCCTCCCTCTCCCTCTGTGAACTCACAGGCACATGTTGAGCATGTGTATCTCTTCTCTGCTTGTTTCCGGTCTTCGGTTGTGAAGGTAGTCATTTATGTAGGTTCTCGGCGATTTTGGTTAGATTTCCAATGTGGTTTTGAGTTAGCTCTGTTAAACGTGCATTGACTGCTTCAAGCATTTTGATTTTGGCATCTTGATAACGTATAAGGTTAGCGGCTTCAGTGATGTGCGTGCCAATGTAAAGCTCTTCCAAACGATCTGCTAGTTCATGTCTGTTCATATCTCCTGTGCCTTTCTTAGTATTAGATAAGCAAAATAATGTTGTTGTGTAGTAAAACCTTGTTGCATAGCAATACCATCTTCCTGTGATTCTGCCCACAATTCGTT